TCCAACATAGGAGTTTTAAATGACTACGCAAGCAACGTCACTATTGGGTCTTGCCCTGCCAGTTACCGGCGAGTTGTCCGGTACTTGGGGTGATACCGTCAATACCGCAATTACTGAGCTTCTTGATAGCGCAGTAGCAGGTACAACAACTCTCAGTACTGACGCAGATGTCACACTGACAACTACAACACTTGCGGCCAACCAAGCCCGTCAAGCCATTCTTTTATGGACTGCCAGTAATGGCGCAACCACTCGCAACATTACAGCTCCTGCACAAAGTAAAGCTTATGCTGTTATTAACGCAGGTACTGGATCGGTTGTTCTGCGCGGCGCAGGCCCAACAACAGGTGTGACTATCGTAGCGGGTGAGAAATGCCTTGCTGCTTGGAATGGCTCTGATTTTGTTAAGGTCGCTTCTAGCGTTATTCCAGCATCTGGTTTGACCGGAACTGTAGCAATTGCAAATGGCGGTACAGGTGCAACTACAGCGACAGCAGCGTTTGATGCGCTGGCTCCTACCACTACTCAAGGCGATACAATTTACTTTAATGGTACAGATAATGTTCGGTTAGCCAAGGGTACTGCTGGTCAAGCATTGGTTATGAATAGCGGCGCTACAGCACCCGAATGGGGAACTGCTGGCATTTCAACAGGTAAATCCATCGCGATGGCGATGATCTTCGGGTTCTAAGGAGTCAACATGGCAAATCCAAATATTGTCAACGTCACGAGTATTTACGGTAACTCAGCATACGTTATCCCGTCAAATACTTCTGTATCAGTTGCATGGACATACAACGGTTCAACTTCGCTGACAGGTTTGACACCTTCGGCGGGTACAGTTAATCGCGTGACCAGCATCGTGGTGGCTAACGTCACTTCATCTGCTGCAACTTGTACTGTGGCTATTTCAAACAATGCTACCTATGCAAGCGGTACACCGTACTACATTGCATACCAAGTGAGCGTTCCCCCAAACACTTCTGTGATTGTTACCGACAAGACTTCATCGTTCTATGTGACTGAGAACCAGTCTGTAGGCGTGATCTCTGGTACAGGTAGTGCGTTGAACTACACAGCCACATTTGAAGCAATCACCTAATAGGAGGCTACTATGTCTCTTGATAGAGTTGGCGGCATTCTTTCTGTCGGGCTTGATGGCATCAATTCACCTGTAACAACGGTGGAGTACCTTGTCGTGGCTGGTGGCGGCCCCGGACAAGGTGGGGGCGTAGCAAGTCAATCTGGAGGTGGTGGTGGTGCAGGTGGTTTATTGACAGCCACAGGCTACCCCGTGACTGTGGGTTCTTCCATTACTGTTACTGTCGGCGCTGGCGGAGCAGGTAGTGCAAGCGGTACTGCTGTAGGTAGCGTAGGCGCTAATTCTGTATTTGGCAACATTATTGCATTAGGCGGAGGTGTTTGCGGCGGCTCTGGTGGTAGCGGTGGGGGCGCAAGGTACGGCTTTGCGGCGGGTTCTGGAACTGCCGGTCAAGGTAATAACGGCGGCGGTACATCTACAGGCTACTCAGGCGGCGGTGGGGGCGGTGCAGGATATGCTGGAACTAGCGTCCCCGGTGGTGTTTATGGCGCAAACGGTGGTACAGGTTTGTGTTCTTCAATTACAGGAAGTCCTGTTTTCTACGCAGGTGGCGGTGCTGGCACATACTACAACAACCTATCTGGTGTTTTCCCCGGCAAAGGTGGCGCTGGCGGCGGTGGGGATGGCGGAACTAACATAGCTGGCCCCGGATTTGCCGGGCAATCTAATACTGGTGGTGGTGGTGGAGGTTCTTGTATTGACTACTCTGCTGGCGGTGGAGTTACAACCGCAGGGGCTAATGGCGGTTCAGGCATAGTCGTTATCCGTTACCCCGCGTACCAAGCCCCTGCTACATCAACAACTGGCTCTCCTGAAATGGTTGTTGCTGGTGGATGGCGCGTGTACACATTCCTACAATCAGGAACAATAACATTCTGAGGTTTTATGGCAAACGGTTTATTTAATCTCAAGCAAGTCGTACAAGCTGTTCAACAAGGCGGTTGGCCTGCTCAAAAACCCCCTTCAGTTGAATACTTAGTTGTTGCTGGAGGCGGTGGTGGTAGTGGTTATGCCCCCGGCGGTGCTGGTGGTTTACTTCAAGGCATTGATCTAGTACCAAACGGCCAAACACTTCTTGTTACTGTTGGTGCTGGCGGAGCCGTATCTAATAACGGCGCAAATTCTGTTTTTGGTTCAGTTACGTCAGTTGGCGGTGGGCGACCTGCCGTACCTCCTGTATCGGGTGGTTCTGGCGGCGGTGGGCCAAATGGCCCAACTACCAATGCCATTGGCCAACCCGGACAAGGCACTTTTGGTCAAGGTAATGGTGGCGGTTACGGTCGCGACACAGGCGCTTCTTATTACGGTGGTGGTGGTGGCGGTGCAGGTACAACAGGTTATGCCGCCAACAACGGCGTTTGCGGAACTGGCGGTGCTGGTATAGCGTCTGTTATTTCTGGAACTGTTACGGCCTACGCAGGTGGTGGCGGTGGTGGTCATGCTTACGGCGGCAATCCCGGTGCTGGTGGCGTAGGTGGCGGTGGCGCTGGTGGTGATGCCGCAAACCCAACCCCTGCCAACGGATACCCCGGCACTGCAAACACAGGCGGTGGTGGTGGTGCGGCCTCTTACAACGGTGTAGGTGCTAATGCTGCCGCAGGTGGCTCTGGCATTGTCATCATTTCATACCCCGATGTATATGCGGCGGCAGCATCTTCAACTGGCGCAACTGTAAGTACAAGTGGGTCGGGAAGTTATTCCAACAACGGGTCTCAAAATTATTTGAGCTACGGCAATCAATCTGCATTGCATTTAGGTAGTGTAGATTTTACAGTTGAGATGTGGCTGTATAAAAATGCTAATACCCCAGTTATGACTGCTTGCGGTGATTTGTTAACTGGAAGTACTAACACCTTTTGTATCATGGGGGACGTCTCCACTGGTACAAAAATAACTTGGTACGAAGGCTCATCGGGTGGATTTCTTTTAACAAGTACAACCTCTCTTGCTACCAGCACTTGGTATCATGTTGCTTTTGTAAGAAGTGGTGCAACAATAACGCTCTATGTTAATGGGGTTTCCGAAGCAAGTGCAACCCTTACCACCAACTACAACGCAACTACATCATTTTTTGTAGGTCAAACTCCAGAAGCGATTTCTGGGCGTGCTTGGAATGGGAATATTTCGAATTTCAGGGTCGTTAAAGGTACAGCGGTCTACACAAGCAACTTCACGCCAAGCACAACGCCTTTAAGGGCGATTACAAACACCTCTTTGCTGTTAAATACTGTATCTGGTGCGCCATTTGCCGATGGTTCTGGTAATGGTTTTGGGCCAACAGCAGTAGGAACCCCTGTTTGGAACGCATTGTCACCATTCACAGTAACGGGATACAAGAACCGTGTGTACACTTGGACATCCAGTGGTTCAATCACCTTCTAAGGAATAGACATGAGTAATAGATTAGGTGGTTTTATTGCAGGTCAAAATGTCAATATTTCTATTGGCACGTTCACGGCTGTAACTTCACCGACCTTTACGTTTGCATCAACACAGGCTACTCCGCCTGTGGGTCAGGCTGTGCAGTTCACGACTACTGGCACTTTACCAACTGGCCTGTCTACAAACACAACGTACTACGTCATCAGCACAAGTACAAACACTTGCCAATTCTCTACGACGCTTGGTGGCTCTGCTGTCACGTTTACAAACAGTTCAGGCTCTGGCACTCACACGGCTGTAACCCAACGCGCATTCAATCCTTACGGCGGTGCTCCTGATACTGTTGAGTATCTTGTCGTTGCTGGTGGCGGATCAGGCGGTGGTTATTATGGTGGCGGTGGTGGCGCAGGGGGTTTATTAAGTGGGAATAACTACGTTGTTGCCGCTGGTACACCGCTGACAATAACTGTGGGCGCTGGAGGTGCATACGTACTAAATCAAAACGCTGGTAATGCTGGTAGTAATTCCGTATTCAGCGGTATTACTGCGACTGGTGGCGGTTACGGGGCGGGTTATCCCGGTGATGGCGGGGCTGGCGGAAGTGGTGGTGGTTCAACTATTTATTCTAGAAACGGTGGTGCTGGAACTGCTGGTCAAGGAAATAGTGGTGGTGGAACCCCAGCAGATGATGGCGTCCGTATTGGTGGAGGTGGCGGAGGCGCTGGCTCTGCTGGCGATAATGGCGGAATTGTTTTTGGCGGTGGAAACGGTGGTACTGGACTTTGCTCAACCATTACAGGAGCACGAGTTTTTTATGCGGGCGGTGGTGGGGGCTCATCCACTGGCAATTATGCAGGTATTGGAGGAGGCGGTGGAGGCGGAAGCGGCGGACTTGGTAATTCTGGATTCCCGGGTATTGCCAATACTGGCGGCGGCGGTGGTGGGCAACCTAATCAAAGCTCTGGTTTTTACTCTGGTGCAGGTGGTTCTGGTATTGTCATCATTCGTTACCCACAAGTTAACGCACCTCCAGCACTGGTGACAGGCGCACCTCAAGTCAGTTACAGTGACGGTTATCAAATTTACACTTGGACTTCTTCTGGTTCAATTATTTTCTAAGGAGCTTAAACATGGCACATTTTGCAAAAGTAGAAAACGGTGTAGTGACGCAAGTCATTGTCATCGAGCAGGACGTTTTAAACCTTGGTCACTGGGGTGATCCAGCATCATGGGTTCAAACCTCATACAACACAGTTGCTGGTGTTCATACTCAAGGTGGCACACCACTGCGTAAAAACTACGCTGGTGTTGGTTACACATATGACTCAGTTCGTGATGCTTTTATTCCGCCAACGCCCTATGCCTCTTGGGTTCTTGACGAAGATACTTGCCAATGGAATGCGCCCACAGCAATGCCAGACGATGGCAAACGCTACCAATGGCGCGAGTCTACAACCTCATGGGTTGAACAGCCTGACTATCCAACTGATGGTAAAACCTATACATGGAACCTTGAAACAGGTGCATGGGACGAAGTAACAGCTTAATCATCGGAGCAAAAGATGCCTCAATACAGCGGAATGTGGACACTGAGTCAAGTCAGTCAGGCGGTTAAAAACCTGAATTGGACGGGTGTGCCTCCGTCTGTTGTGGAGTATCTTATTGTTGCGGGTGGTGGAGGCGGTGGCCAGATGGCTGGTGGCGGTGCGGGTGGTTTACTTGCTGGTTATGCAGGTGTAACCGCAGGTTCTTCGTACTACGTAACTGTTGGCGCGGCTGGCACAAGTAGCACTGGCTCTAATGCGGGCGGTAGTGGTGGAAACTCAGTTTTTGATGCAACATCAAACGGCGCATCCACTGGCCGTATTGTTGCATCGGGCGGCGGTGGAGCTGGTGGTTATTGGACTGGTAGTGCAAGTGGCTCTCCCGCAGTCTCTGGCGGTTCTGGAGGGGGTGGTAACGGTGCTTACACTACAGGTGGTGGCACACAAACGTATGGTGCCTCTGGAATAACTGGCCAAGGTAATACTGGTGGTAAAGGTTCTGCCGCTACAGGTACATTAGGAAATGTCTCTGCTGGAGGTGGAGGTGGCGCTGGAACAGTAGGTTTGAACGGGATACTTGATGTCGCTGGAAACGGTGGTGCAGGTATTGCTTCTGCTATTTCAGGCACAGTCACAGCTTATGCGGGTGGAGGCGGTGGCTATTCTTTTACTACAGCAAACAATGGTAATGGCGGCGCTGGGGGCGGCGGCGCTTATGGCGTTGCAGGCACTACAAATACTGGTGGTGGCGGTGGCGGAGCCGCAAACGGCGGTTCGGGTATTGTCATTCTCCGATACCCCGGCTCAATTCAATACTACACTGGTGGCACAGTAACCTATGCCGCTGGGCATATCGTGCACACGTTTACATCATCAGGCACATTGGCCCCAACAACGCCAACTAATTTGCTTGCAAATAACACAGTTATTTTCTTCTCATCTAATGTATGGACAGCCCCTGCGGGCGCAACGCAGGTTCAATACTTAGTTGTTGGCGGCGGAGGCGGTGGTGGTAGTCTTTATGGTGGTGGCGGTGGTGGCGGTGGTGGCTTTAGAACGGCTACAGGTTTCTCTGTAACTGCTGGTACAACATACATCATTTCTGTTGGCGGCGGCGGTATCGGAGGAAACGGAAGGTTTAGCGGAACTGCTGGGGGTGACTCTTCGTTTAGTTCTATTACTGCTACTGGCGGTGGCTATGGCGCTGGAGATTCGGCTAATACTGTTGGCGGTTCAGGCGGTTCTGGTGGCGGTAGTACGTCAAACGGTGGTACGGCTGGCGGTTCAGGTAATACACCAAGCACATCTCCAAGCCAAGGCACTAATGGTGGAAATTCTGCGTCTGGCGCTAGTTCTTATGGCGGTGGTGGTGGCGGTGGGGCAACTTCTGCTGGTTCCAATGGAACGGTGGGTGTTGGTGGCGCTGGAGGCGCGGGTACGGCATCTTCAATTACTGGTACTTCGGTAACATACGCTGGCGGTGGTGGCGGTGGTGGCGAAGGTGGTGCTGGCGGTGCTGGAGGCGCAGGTGGTGGTGCTTCTGGAACCGCAAACCAAATTCGTCCTGCAAATGCCGCTAGCAACACAGGTGGCGGAGGTGGCGGCGGCGGAGGAGTCGGTAATGGTGCTCCCGGCGGCAACGGCGGATCGGGTGTAGTGATCCTCAAGTGGAGCTAATCATGTGGGACTGGGCTGAAGCATTTATTGCCGCAGCCCTCATTGTCGCCTTCATTGTGTGGGGGACATTTACAGTAGTTTGGATGTGGCCATGATTCCAATAGACCCGATAACGGCGCTAGAAGGATTGCAAAGTGCGATCAGTGTCGTTAAGAAAGCCAGCAAAGTTGCTAGTGATCTAGCGGGATTGGCTCCATCCATTGCGAAACTTTTTGATGCCAAAAGCACTGCGACCAAGGCCATGCTTCAGGCTAAGCGTACAGGTGGTAAATCCAACCTTGGCGCGGCTCTACAGATTGAGATGGCGCTTGATGAAGCAAAACGGTTTGAAGAGCAGCTCAAAATGTTGTTCATGCAGGCTGGCCGGATTGATGTATGGAATGCAACCAAAGCCCGTCAAGCTGAAATGGACAGGGACGATGCCAAAGAGATGGCAGAGTTGAAGGCCGCAGAGAAGAGGCAGAAAGAAGCCGAAGAGGAGCAGATGCAGTGGGCAGTTGCCATTGTGATTATTGTGATGTTTTTGGGCGCAGTGGGCTGGGGAATAGCTGAAGTAATGGATTTGTGCGCCAAGACAAGGTGTGGTCGGTGAATGAGTACCAGAAGCAATTTGACCAATTTCTCAAAATCTTCGTGCGCTTATGTATCGCATGGTACGCCGTTGGCTTTCTCAAGTTCCTGCCGGACGAGTTGTCAGACAAGATCGTTAGCAAGTTTCTTGGAATGATTGGACTAGGATGAGTGACGAAAAGCCAGCAGACGTATTAAGCAAGGTGCTGTCCTATGTGGATAGTCCGTTTAAACTGTTTGCGCTAATCCTCATGGCTGTGTTTGCGTTTTCTGGCTACTTTCTTTGGCAGAACCAAGCGTTTTTGTTTGATGCGTACAAAGAGAACAAGAAGCTCCCAACCATTGCAGAAGACAGGGTTGAAGATGTGGCGGCGCATTTGTTTAAAAACTCAGACGCGACGGTTGTGGCAATCTTTAAAGTCAACCCGTTGTTTGGGACAAGAACTCTGTTCCGTGCGTATACGCGGGAAGGCCGAGACAAAACACATGACGGCTTAGATGTTGGTTTGTTTACACAAAGTGTTGCCAATAACCATGATGTGATTGCGCTAATGGCAAATGAAATACCGTGCGGCGAGTACGCTAGGCCCCAGAGTGAAATAGGTCTTTGGTACATTGAGAAGGGTGTGACCTTTGGCTGCCGTGTCAGCGTTCCCCCAGAGCAAGGCCGCTTTGTTGGGCAGATTACCGTTGGCTGGGACAAAGAGCCTAAAGACCTAAATAAAGCAATTAGTATGTTGCAGATTGCCAGCAGTATGCTTTCAAGGAGTAAACAGTAATGGCTCAGTTTGAACCAGCTTTTGAGCAAATGATTAAAGACGAGGGCGGCTATGTCCTCCACGAAGTACCCGGCGACACGGGCGGTATGACCTATGCTGGTATTGCTCGTAACAAAAACCCCCAGTGGAATGGCTGGCCTCTGGTTGACAAAAAAGAGTTTGGCGGTGCGCTGACTGGCATGGTGCGTGAGTTCTACCGCACTGAGTTCTGGGACAAGATGCGAGGCAACGAGATTACGAACCAAGATGTAGCCAACAGCATCTTTAACTTTGGTGTAAACGCAGGAATGGGCATGGCTGTAAAGCTGGCCCAGCTTGTCGTTGGTGCTACGCCTGATGGCGGTATTGGCGCTAAAACAGTTGAGAAACTCAACCAAATTACGGACGGCCAGCGGTTCAAAGAATCCTACGCCTTGGCAAAGATTGCCCGTTATGTTGAGATATGCAATAAGAACCCCGTTCAGGTTAAGTTCCTCAAGGGTTGGATTAACCGCACATTGAAAGGTCTAGCATGAGCTTGCTGGCTGTTGGATCAATTATTGATGCCGTGGGCAAGGTTGCTGGCGACCTGATTACCACTGACAAAGAGAAGATGGAAATGGAGATTGAGCAGCGTAAGCTCGATCTAGAAGAAAAGAAAATTGACCAAGCCACAGACCTAGCGCAGATTGAGGTCAACAAGATTGAAGCTGCGTCATCTAGTGTGTTTGTTTCTGGCTGGAGACCTGCGATTGGTTGGATTGGCGTGGCAGCTATGGGGTATCAGTTTTTGCTGTACCCACTGTTTCAATGGGGCTGGAAATGGGCACAAGCAACAGGCTGGGTTCCAGCGGGTTTAGAGCCTCCTCCAGTACTAGACGCAGACCAGCTCTGGGTGATATTATCAGGTATCTTGGGCATTGCCGGTATGCGTTCTTATGAAAAGAGCAAAGGCGTTGCCAGCAAATAAAGGTCGCCAATGCCGTTAAAAAAGATTCTGTTCCGCCCCGGCGTTAACCGGGAAAATACACGGTACGCATCCGAGGCTTTGGGGTCTGTTAACTCTGGCACAAACGTAGCGGGTGGCTGGTACGAGTCTGAGAAAGTGCGTTTTCGTTCTGGGACTCCAGAGAAAATTGGTGGTTGGGTACGTATTTCTGCGTCTACATTCTTAGGCGTATGCCGTTCTTTGTGGAACTGGGTAACGCTTGAGAACTATAACCTGCTGGGTGTAGGCACTAACTTAAAGTTCTACATTGAAAAGGGCGGTGCGTATAACGATATTACCCCAATCCGCGAAACAGCATCATTAGGATCAAACCCATTCAGTGCTAATGGCACTACGACAGTCACAGTAACTGATGCGACTCATGGCTGTATTACTGGCGACTTTGTAACTTTTAGCGGTGCTACTGGAACTTATGCTTCTACGCTAAATGCTGAGTTCCAAGTTACGGTGCTTACGGGTAATACGTACACAATTACCACGCCCACTGCATTAACTGCCGGGTCTTATGGCGGTTCAGGCGTATCTGCGGCCTATCAAATTAACACAGGTTCTGCTATTGAAGTGCCGCTCACAGGCTGGGGTGCTGGTACATGGGGCACTGGCCCTTGGAGTATTGGTATTCCGTCAACGACAGAAACAAACATTCGTTTGTGGAGTCAGAGTAACTTTGGTGAAGACTTACTGTTTGCCCCACGAAGCGGTGCTATTTATTACTGGGATGCAACTACTGGTGTTGAAACTCGCGCAGTAGCTCTGACATCTTTGGCTGGTGGTACTGATGTGCCAACAATCCAAAACTTTATATTTGTTTCAGACATTAGCCGATTTGTCTTTGCGTTTGGATGCAATGACTATAGTTCTGCCATTCAAGATGCAATGCTTATTCGGTGGTCAGACCAAGAGTCTTTGATAGATTGGACTCCAGCCGCAACAACCCAAGCTGGCAGTATTAAGTTTTCACATGGCTCTGAGTTGGTAACTTGCCTGCAAACCCGTCAAGAGATTGTTGTCTGGTCTGACTCTGCACTTTATTCATTGCAGTATGTAGGGCCGCCAGCTGTCTGGCAGTCTCAACTGTTGGGTGATAACATCTCAATTGCATCACCAAACGCAGCTGCTACGGCTTCCGGTGTGGTGTACTGGATGGGCGTAGACAAGTTTTACAAATACGACGGTCGCGTCCAGACTCTGCGCTGTGATTTGCGCCAGCATATCTTTAGCAACATTAACGTATTACAGGCAGGACAGATTTTCTCAGGAACTAACGAAGGCTTTAACGAAGTCTGGTGGTTCTACTGCTCTGCTGATAGCACGGCAATTGACAGATATGCTGTTTACAACTACTCAGAAGACATCTGGTACTACGGCACGATGGCCAGAACAGCTTGGCTGGATTCAGGTCTGAGAGACTATCCATTGGCTGCTACATATACATACAACTTGGTCAACCACGAGCAAGGCAATGATGACAACGAGACTGGTACGCCAGCCGCTATTGCCGCCTCTATCGGTTCTTCCGAGTTTGACATTGATGATGGTCACAACTTTGGTTTTGTCTGGCGTGTTATCCCTGACTTGACATTCAGAAACTCAAGTGGCGATCTGACACCTCAGTGCACCATGACGCTGATCCCATATCAAAACTCAGGCTCTGGCCCAAATGATCCAGAATCTATAGCTGGCAGTAGTAGTGCTTCTATTCAGCGGATTGCATCTGCGCCGGTTGAAGAGTTCACGGGTCAGATATACATCCGTGTGCGTGGCCGTCAGATGATCTTTAAAGTTGATTCAAACAGGCTTGGCACGGCATGGCAGCTGGGAGCGCCTCGTATTGACATTAAGCCAGACGGCAGGCGAGGTAATACATGAGCTATATTGTTATCACTGATTTTGATCTAAGTCAGGTGGCTGCACCTAATCTGCCTCTTGCGCCAAAAGAGTTTAGCCCTCAATACCAAGAGCAGCTAAACAATGTCTTACGTTTGTACTTCAACCAGATTGATAAGATTCTGGCGCAATTAAAAATAGACACTGTTGTTCCAAGTTTAACTAACTACACAGTGGCCACTTTGCCAAGCGCGGCTACGTCAGGTAAAGGCTCAAGGTCTTTTGTAACAGATGCAAGTGCTCCTACATTTGGGGCTACAGTAGCAGGAGGTGGCGCTGTAGCTACGCCTGTTTACTCTGATGGCACAAATTGGAAAGTTGGATAATGGCATTAGACCAGTTCACCGCAGAATCACTTGCTCAAGCATACGAGCGAGGTGACTTCGACCAAGTAAATAGCATTCTTGGTGGTGGTGGCATTAGTGCCAGTGATGTTCAGAGCTTCTGGAATTTCAATCCTAGCCAGATGTCAGATTTGGAGGCTGCTGGCGTTAAGTTTGCATCTGCTCCAGCAAAAGAAATTGATTATGGTGATCAGCAATGGGGGCCAGATGTTTATCAGTGGAATGGTACTGGTGGAGTTGGTAGTCTTAATTTACCAACAACCACGGTAACAGATGGCGGTATATCAACTTTAGTTACACCAGCCGCAACCGTAACTTCTCCTGTTGTAACTGTTACTTCACCAGTTGTTACGCAAACATCTCCAGTCGTCACAGTTACTAGCCCAGTAGTTACAACTGCTTCGCCAGTAGTTACTGTTGCCTCTCCCGTTGTTACAGCTTCTAGTCCGGTAGTTAGTGCATCACCTATTGTTACGGCTACATCACCAACGGTATTAGCCACTTCTCCTACTGTAGAAGCTGCGACTGAGACAATTAGCCGATCCGTTATTGACCAGATTAATGCTGCATGGGGCAAAGGCGACTATGCGGCAACACGAGACATCCTTGCGGCAGCAGGTTTAACTCCTGAACAAATCAAAGCCTATTACAAATTAGATGACGCAACGATGGACTTTGTAATGAGTAGGGGTGTATTTGCCCCTAAAGTTACACCCGTTGTTACGCCTGTAGTTACACCAACTACAGTTATTACTCCAGTAGTTAGTCCTACTGTTAAAGCATCAGTAACGCCAAGTGTTGTTGTATCAGTTAGCCCAACGGTATCGCCATCTATTGTTCCTATTGACACGCTTGCTGTTGAAGGAACTGGTGGAAGTTTGCTTAACGTTCCCGGCTACGGGGAGTTGAGTGCTTCAACCCTCAATACATGGGAACCTTGGCGTTTAACCATGTTGGGCATTACCAAGAATGCTGACGGCACTTTTGGTTATACCGGTGGCCCTGCTTGGACTACGGCAACAGGTACTGACGCAACTCTGTTTAACCAGATCAACAACATCTCTAATCTTGAAGGAATGTCCAGTGCCTACACAGGTGGAGCATTGGAAAAAAGTGAAGGTGGACTTGGCTCTAAAGAAGCTGTTCTTTGGGACTTCACTAGAAAACTGACAGCCGCCGG